CTGAAGATGAGGACGGGAAGCATTGCTTCTCGTTCTGCGAAATCTGCCAAGCGATTGAAAACAATCAAGTGCAGTGCAGCATCTGCAAGACCGACAAGGTTGAGTGGGATTCTGAAATGGAAGAATGGTATTGCCTGCAATGCGAACACTTCACTGATTTAGTGGAGCAAGTATGAAGACAGTAAACGAAACAGGGCTGATGCATATACGCGACTTTCTAATTGACAGGTCGCAATACGGATCAGCCTACAAGGTGTTTGATAAACACGACTTAGGGCTGCGTAAATTCGCTTCTGAGGCCGAGTTTCAGATGAGTATAGGCAACCCACCAGAAATAGAACTCAAGGCGCATGAGACAAAATCTCATCGTGTTGAGACTTTTGAAATACCAAGAGAAGGTATTGACCTAAACATCTAACGATGTACAATCCACAGACCACAACGGAGAATGATGATGAAAGCAGAAACAAAAGACCAGTTGCGTCAAAGAATTGCAGAGCTGGAAAGCGAAGCGGAAGAGATGCAAGAAAAGCTACGGGGCAAAGACCGTGACCGCGAGGATCTTAGGCTGAGATTTGTCGCAGAGCGCGAGAAGTCACAGAACGCCGCGATTCAAAATCCAGATAACTCAGATCGGTATCAAACTGTGCATCCCGATAACGCGCACTGGATGGCTGCATCTGATGCCTACATCACGATATGCACGACGGGGTATGATCACGACTACGAGCGTATACCTAAGCAGCGAGTCTGCACGATTCCTTTCCCTGATCTAACCGGAGGTATGCGGTGGAACACCAAACTGCCCGACACTTACCGTTGCGAGGAAAGGGACGAGCATGGGCGGTACACTTACAAAGTGTCACCACACTGGGAGATGGTCAAAGAAGACGAATACGGACAGCACTGGCACCATCCTGAAATGGAAACTGAAATACAGATGCTGGTGGAGCAAGATTACTTGATTGAGAACCGCGAGCAATTTGATCGCCGCCAGAAAAAGGAGGCTAGGCAAAGGATGAATGAAGTCATCACTCTCGCAGGTCAGATTCAAGAGTTCTACAACGACATTGGACAATTCCCAGATGAAGAAGTCGAGGTATCGGCATCTTTCGCATTACGGACGGAGGTTTAGGAATGGACAAGTATTTCTCTACCCTTGATTCAGTCATGCACAGGTATGGGCCGCAAGGCTCATCACCTGCATCAAACTTGATTGCCCTAGATAAACTTTTGATTGACGCACTGCACCGCGAACACGATGCTAGACCCGAAGGGAAGTACATTGTAGCGGTATGGCGAAAAGAGAGAGGTATCAAAAAATGAACGACACCGCTTTGCATAAGTTAATTTTGAACGATCAAGAGATCCGAGCTTTGTTGGAAACGATTAGAAAGTCTGTTGCAGATGAAGAGCTTAGTGCTTTTAGAGGTGACTTGCTCTTGATCAAATTCAACATTGACCAGATTCTTTCGGAACAACGCGAAGCTTAGAATACCAAGGCCACCGGAGGGGTCAGGGTTCGTTCCTCACGCCTTTATCAGTCGGCGTGACCGAGTGTGAAATAGATGGGATGAAGTGCGTTTGCTTTCATTTCCGCCAATCCCATCAACCTCCGGGTTTCTTCCCGCCAAAATAAACACGATCAATAGCGTCCAACCCCACCTTTAAAAGGGTTAATTCATCAGCATTTACAGGCTGATCCTCACAAACTACGCGAACAACCATATCGCTACCCGCCTCAGTTATTTCACCAGACAAAATCTTAGTAATTTCACCGAACTTGACCAGCCCATAATTGTAAATATTTTTAGGCTTTGACCCGCCAAACGATGTCAGATCTGGCGTCTTAATAAACATCCCTGCCTTGAACGCAGCATCCATCAAATACTCAGCCGCTCTGTGCTGATCTAAGTCTATTGAGTCATTCATCAGCAACGTATCAATCATCATCTGATCATTGATCTTGGCCCGACCAATCGGCTCCCCTTCAATCTGTTCTAGAGAAACCGAATGGCGACTATGAAGCTGGGCCGTTCCTATGTCATTAAAATTCCCAATCGCTTTCTGTTTCTTGGAAACTCCTCGACGGGGCGTCTGGGTATCTTGACTGCTCTGCTTGGTGGACACGATCTGAATACCTCCCGTTTACAAAATTGTAATTCAGTTCAGCCATGCCAACCGCACCAACCCACTTGAACCGACTCTTCCAACTGTGAACCTCAATATGCTCATCCTGACGATGAACTGTAATCCCACAATCGCATTTAGCAAACCAAGCGGCTGACCCAGATATGTGGTTGCCATTGGGTATCGGGAACTTGCCAGAGTCGCTGGCTCGCATCTTTGCTGGATGTGCGATAAACCAAATGTGCAGGTCATGGGATCTAGCGAATGTCACCATGCGAGTGAGCATCTCAGATATAGCTTGATGCTCGTTTTCGTTGGTATTTTGCGAAATGTAATTGTAAGGATCTACAACCAATCCCCTGCACCCCAAGCGCATCACCGCCTGCTTAGTTCTATCTATGATTGAATCTATTGTCGGTGCCTCGCCATCCCTACTGTCCAAGAATGCGAAGTGATCGTTGACCCAGTTGCGTGACTCAGCCATCTCATCGTCGTTCATGCGCGGGTGAGCGCCCTCAAAGAACGGCTTGCCACTGTACTTCTCACTGAGTTTGATGATGTGCAGCGGCGGCGGGTTCTCAAAACTTGCAACAGCAAACTTCCAATCGTGTTCTTTTGCCAAGTTAACCATCACGGCATCAACCCACTCAGACTTACCAGATCCCGGCTGACCAGTGACCACTGTTAGCTGACCAGCCAGCACAGAATAGATCCCATCTAGACCAGCAAACCCAGTTGAAAGCCCACCCATCAATCCTTTTTGGTAAAGGAAATCTACATCGTCACTGTAATCATTAGCCGAATAAACACCCACCAATGGCACTGGTGCCGCATCAACGACAATCTCATTTAGAATCTCTGAGCCGCACTTCAGCAACACATCGTTGGCATCTTTTGTGCCTTCTGGATACTGAACCCTGTAGCATTTGGCCCTACCGATTCGGCGTTGTATCTCTTCAGCAAGCGCATCCCCCGGCTCATCATCGTCCACGGCAAGAATTACACGCTCTGCCGCCTCAAATAGATCCTTAGCATCCCACAGATAACCAAACTTACGATCCTCAGATGGATCTACCTTACGATTGCTAACCTTCTGGGGCGCACCGTTAGGCACAGACACCACTAGGGCGTCCATATCGTCGTTTAGAGAGCTTTTGATGGCTAACACATCCATCTCACCCTCTGTAATTACTATGGTCTTATATCCATCCTTAGATACTATAGGTGGCATCCAAAGAGTTCTGGCTGCACCGTCCTGCGTAAACCTTTTGCCCTCGACTGACCGCCACTTGATTGCTTCTTTGTTCCCGTAGACAAAGCCAATGGCATCAAGTTCACCTTCGCCATGAAAGTATTTTTTGCCAGTGACTAACTGATACTCAGAAACATCAACGAAATGTATGCCGCGACTAAGCAGGTATTCAGAAATCAAATCTGAATCGCTAGTCTTAGGTAAAGATATCGGAGTAACTGGGGCTTTGTGAACTGGTGCCTTGTCCTTACTGCACTTCCCAGAGATGCCGCAGTGCCAGCATTGATAAAGTATTTTGTCGCCTTCAATAGTGATCTGCATGTCACGCTTGTTGGTTTTGCGTCTGTCAGTGGTGCAGACCGGACACTCAACCCTGCTTGATTCATGGTGCGACCTAATCCATCCGTTCAGTTCTTCGTCATTCATCACATTCTCCAAATGTTGACTGTTGGTTGTTTTCGTGCTATTTCTTCCCTATGAGAACGTTCACATCTAAGACGTTCTCTTTTTTCTCTCTGAGAAAAATTGCGAATGTTCTCATTGAGAACGTTCTATGTTTTTGCCTCCTCTATAAGTCTGTGCCGATAATCCAATAAGGCTTTTCCTCTCAACATACTGTTTTGTTTTAACGACTTGTCACGCTTTGCCCAAACAGATGAGTCTTTTTTCTTTTTGCTGGGCTGCACACTTTGAAAGCCGAACATATCTGCACCAATAAGCTTTACCCAAACGTTAATGTCTCTCATCCTGCGAACACCGCCTTGCGTGACATGAACACAATCAAAGCCCATGTTGCCCCAAAAGGCGTTGGCTGCTATATCGGAACCGCAACGCAAGGATATTAGTTTTGACCCGCCAATAGAGGCCAAATCCTCTAGAAAACGGCACAAGCCAGCGCCGTACCAGTTCCCTCGCAAATCATACTGAATACACGCTTGATGGATTTTCAGAGGGCAATCCATCTTGATTGAGCCGTGATATAAATAGCCTGCGTGTTCGTTGTTCACAAAAGCCACCAAAAGTCTTTGGTTTGCTATTTCCCGCTCAAAAACAGTAAGTGGATAAAAACTCAAATCTTCCGCATTCTTTTTCTGCAAATGATCTATAAATTTAAGGTCACTGGTTTCAGCATAGCGAATGTCTAACTTCACAATCCGCACCCAATCTCTTTCAGATATTGCTGAAGAAGCTTCTTTGATCTGGCACCATCCTCATTGAGTATTTCGGATGCCATCATCATCAATTCTTCTTTCTCTAGGTTGAGATCTTTAGCTATTTCCCGAAGGGATGGACTGTCATAGAAAAAATCACACGCAGCTACGCGAATCTTTTCATCAGTAGAAAGCAGGTCTTTGAATGCCTGCTGAAGCATTTTAAGAGATAGGTTCAATCTTTATTTCCGTTCTTGGATTCTCTTTATCCAATCCATGAAAGATATGCTTTTCTTTTACTTGCCTGTCGTTAGTGTATGCCACCCCTTCAAGCAAATCCAAAATTAAGCTCTCATCAAGATCAGGCCGTCGAGTTTTATAATGAATTGTCATCGTCACACTCACATCACCATCCAATAGCTCATCCCTCTTAGGGCATTGTTTTTCAAAAGCTTTTTTGTATTCCAAAGCCTTTTGAGACTTCACAAATCTAGGCTTGCCACCGAAGGTTACGAGTCTACGACTATTCGCCTTACTCGCTGGCTCGCCATATACAGTAGCTGTGAAAACGTTTGACATGGTATGTTCCTTTTTGTATCTTTGTCAATGGAGGTATGTGATGAGTAAGTTAAACGGTTATTTGTTAAAGTTGGAAGAAAAAGGTTTAATCTTTTTCAATGAACGGAGTAAACAGTATGAGCGAGATCAAACGTGGCGTGGAGATGGCTGTGAGAACACCCATGATGAAGCTGCCAGAGATTCCCTTTTCAGATATGTACCTGAAAGATCTTTGGGAACTGGAAGTAGAAGACCCAGAGGATTTTTCTCGCAGGGTAGGCGCGGTCAGGAGCGCACACAAGCGTTGGGCCGAGCAAAACGAAGACGATCCTCGCAAGTTCTTCATTGGAAAAAGCCAGTATACAGAGGGTTGCGTAGCCGTTTATTGCTACGAGGGGCCAAGCAAGGATGAAGCTAACCAATCAGTTCAACCTACCGGAACCAATAGTACAGGCTTTATCTCGTAATGATTACACTAAGGGCGCTTCCCACAGGTCTATAACTACACTGATTGATTCGCCAAGGATCAGGATATTGCGAGAGCAATACGATGATCAGATTCAAGAAGATGTAAGCGACATGATGTGGAGCGTTCTAGGCACTGCAGTTCATAGGATCTTTGAGGATTTTGCCACTGGCGATGTGATCTCAGAAGAGCGGCTTTTTGTCGAGTGTGATGGCTGGACTATCTCAGGTGCCATTGATCTACAGGATGAGGAAGGCCCAAGCGATTATAAGGTAACTTCGGTTTGGTCTGTGATCTTTGACAAGAAGGAGTGGCACAACCAGCTTAACGCCTATGCTTGGCTGATGCGTCACGCCAAACAGCGTAAGTCTACTAGGCTGAGAATCATTGCGGTGCTACGCGATTGGAAGCGTAGAGAAGCTGAGATGAAACCGGACTACCCGCAGTCGCCAATTATGATCGTGCAGGTGCCTATGTGGAGCGATGAGCAGCAGGATCAATACATGGCTCAACGCATCAAGCTGCATCAAGATGCCGAGTGGGAACACATCAGTGGCGGGGATCTTCCGCTCTGCTCTGACGCTGAACGCTGGATGAAGGAAGACACTTTCGCTGTAAAGAAAAAAACAAACAAGCGAGCCTTGAAGGTCTTTGACTCAATGGAAGAAGCTGAGTGGTTTATGAAGCAAAAGTCTTTAGGTGATGATCATATAGTGGAAACGAGAAAAGGTTCTGCAACGAGATGCGAGCAGGATTGGTGTAGGGTTTCTAGCTGGTGTGATCAATACGCGAGGGCGGCTAATGAGTGAGATTGTTTTTACTTTTATTTTTGACTCAGACACAGAAGAGTTTGCTCTGCACATAGAACATGCAGGAGGCATAAAGGACGCGCAGGAGATGGTGCCTCCAATCAAAGCTCTTAGAGACTTTTGTGCTGAGTTTGTTGATGAGGCAAATCTAGAGATTCTTGAGGTGATTGAAGGGCCGTATGTTAAGCACTGACAAAGACACTTATGAAAAGATGGTTGGCGTATGGACAATCACAAAGATTCCCGGTCTATCTATGAAGGTAGTGGGTGATAAGCTCAACTTTATCTGGCGGGGAGGCCCGTTAGTATCGTTGGATGTGGCGCTATTTGATCAGTTAGCACCGATTGAAATAGTGGAAATTTTGGAAAAAAAGATGGAAGAAGATTATGACATCAAAGGTAAAAAGTTCAGAAACGACTTTTCAGCATATATGGTCAACCCTTTCTCAAGTCAACGTTGAGGAATACAAGAAAGAGTTGAATGGACTCAGCTATCTAAGCTGGGCTAGGGCTTGGGGTGTTCTCATGGATCACTTTCCAGAAGCTACATACAGCTTTGCGGAGAACGAAGTTCATTTGAACGGCACCGTGACCGTACACTGCTCTGTTACCATAGGTGACAATACGCGAACCATGTGGTTGCCCGTGATGACGGGATTCAAGCACGTTGCGAAGGCTGATCCAGACGCTAGAGATATAGGTGACGCTAAGATGCGGTGCCTTACTAAGTGCTTGGGAATGTTTGGTTTAGGCCACTACATTTACGCTGGTGAGGACTTGCCTAGAACTGAATCGGCAGCAGAAGAACCCAAGCCAAAAGCGACACCTCAAAAGCCTACTCTGGTGAAAGAGGCTCCAGCAGATCCAGAAAACGAACCCATGCCAGAGGCTCAAGCAAGTAAGTTTGTTGAGATAATGATTGAGTGCCTTGGACTGCATGACAACAAAAATTCTTTGAACTCGTACTACCGCGAAAACATTGGCGATATTACTAAAGTTCAAGAACAACATCCTGAACTCTACAAGACGTTGATGGATGGATTCACTGCTCGTAAAACAGCAATCACAAGTAAAGGAGAAGCGTGATGCCTGACTACAAGGCAAAAGAAGTATCCAAGGGGAACCTTTGGACGAATGATGGGCGAACAGGTAAGCAGCCTCATTTTAGAGGCAACCTAGTTATTACTAGGGCGCAAGCAAAGCACATCATGTCTCACATGAAAGCTGGTGCCAGTGAGTTAAAGATCACTGTAGCGGCGTGGCAGAATCAGAACGACGATGGTTCTGCATGGTTTGGGTTGAGCGCGGAAACATTGCCTAGCGATGATGCGCCCGTGGCAGCAGCGCCACCGCCTCCACCACCGCCTCCAGTTGCAGACAATGACTTTGAAGACGATATACCGTTCTAAATGCCAATAAGTCTGGACTTTGAGAAAGGCAGAGGGACGCACTTAATTACGGCTCTCTGCCTGACTCACGAAGAACGCGCTGATGAACTCAAGCATTTGCTTGATAATAGCGAAGGTATTCGTATTGAAGTTTCAGCTAGTAAGAAGGATAGGTCTAGGTCGCAAGAGAACTATTATCGCAAATGGAGCAGGGCTTTTGGAAATCATTGCGGTTTGATGCCTGATGAAATACATGATGAGTTGCTGTGTTTGGCGTTTGGTAGCACTGAAGTAGAGACAAAGTTTGGGATTAGACGCAGACCGTCGCAGCGAAGCGCAGACTGCACATCATCAACGTATGCTGAACTTATTGAGGTATTGATAAGGGTAAGCGCAGAAATGGGCTTTAGGGTGCCGCCGCCGTATGAACAAGATAACTATTGAACTGGATCTAGATAATCCAGAAATAACCAGCTTGGCATTGAGTGCCATTGAGACTTTGAAAATGATTATACGGCTTGCTGAAAAGGCACAAGCGGATGATGAAGAAGAAGGCGTTCAAGTCTAAAAAGCATTTGCAAGAGGTATCAGAGATGCCTTGTTGCGTAAACGACTTCTCTTGTAGTGGTGGGGTTCAAGCTCATCACCTGCTAAAGCCTTGGCGTGGTGGCAGAGGTATGGGCATGAGAGCTTCGGATGACAACGTGATACCACTCTGCCAGTACCATCACTCTGTGTTGCATGATCGTATCGGTAATGAGCTTAAGTTTTTTGTGAAGTACGGAAGGAAGGAAACCTTTGGGCAAGAGCTTGCGAGGAAATTGTATGAAGAGTTTGAGGAACGCAATGGATCGTCAACAGCACTATAACCAGAGGCTTCGGGGATCAAGCTTATCAGAGCGTTTAGTTGCTACTTGGATGCTGTTGAGCGGCAAGGAAAACTTTGTGATGGTTTACAACAAGACCATCACTCCAGACTTTGAACATCGCATGGATCATGTTGACGCTGGAGATTTAAGGGTTAATGGGCGAAAGGTTGAAGTGAAGCATTTATCTAGATCTTTTGATTTTGGTGAGTGGCCTTTTCATAGATTCTTTATATGCAACAAAAATAGCTTTGATCGGGCTGAAGAGAAGCCAGATTTTTACTTCGTTCTTAACAAGCAGATGAACGCAGCAGCAGTTGTTGATGTGCAAAAGACAATGCAGTATTGGACAGTGGAAAAGGTCAGCGATAAACAGCGTCCGGGTGGCGACAACTACCTTGCTTACAACTTGCCCCTAGAGCATATCTTGTGGCAAAAGATTGGAGATGAAAGCTTGGAGCCTGCTTATCAAATGACGTTTTCAAAAGACATGGAAATTGTTTCATGTGGAACAGTTTAGGCCACGGGTTCATCACACCCATCCAGCCCGTTCCCGTCCGGGTGGCCGATAGGCGGGACTTTAATGGAAGTTATTTATGAGCAGTGCATCAGATATTTTTATAGTCCCAAAGGATTACGTTTTTCGCCCACTTGGTTGGAGACAAAGCACCGTAGTGGTCGATGGGAAAACTATTTACCTGTCATTCAATACGGTCAAAATCCCTAAGAGCGAGAAGGAAAACCGGAAGCGGCAATGAATAAATTCGTACAGGCCATAAGATCACAAGAGGCTTACAAGAAGAAACCTAAGCCACCAAGAGAAAACGTTATGGTAAATAGGCGACCGCCAGTAAAAGAATCTGAGATTATGCAGATCCTTACGATGCATGAGATGGGTAATCCAGCACCTCAAATCTCTAAAGAAACGGGGGTGCCTGTGCAGACGGTATACAACGTGCGGCAACGTTATATGTTGATTGATGTGAAGAACGGCAAGAAGTGGTACAAGTATTTAGGTTTTTAGTTGCCCACTATGACGCTGAATCGCTTGTTGAAACGATCATAGACCGCCTTCTTCATCTCTTCTAATTGCTCTTCTTGTTCAGCTAACTGGATTGCAGCTTCAGGATTTTCTTCTGCTCTTGCTCTTAGCGCCCGAAGTCTCTTATTGATCTTCCTAATCTGGGACTCTGACGCCTTTAAGCTGCTGTTCATGGATATGAATGGCATGTTTTCTTCAAGATAGTTTCTGCGAGCTTGAGCGCGTCCAGCACCTTGAAGAAACTCAGCTTGTTTTACTTTAGCCTTTATGTCAGCGCGTCTTTCGTAGAAATCTTCTTGGCTTGTGCGGTGATCTACCTCACCCATTACCCTTCTGACAAACGGCATATCGTTTACGGAAATGTCTTCATCCGCAGCAAACTTTTCTAGAGCAGTCAGCGTTCTTAACCCTGTAGCACCAGCCCCACCCAGAGCAAAGTTGAATATATGTTGAGCGGCGTCTGGAGAAAAATCTATGAAGCCTGATTCGTTTTCGTTACCACCAAAGCTGTTTATAAATTTTGCAGCATTGATTATGTGTTGGTTTGTGCTTGATTTAGCCATTTGGCTATCCGGTATGTCTTGACCCGGAAACGCTGTAGTGAACACAGGGGAGCCAAAAAAGTTCTCGTTAGCAAGTATCTCGACTACAGGATCTAAGATGGTTGGAGATCCGGTCTTTACCAACCCTGTCATAAAGTCTTTGGAGCTAGATACCCCAACCGGATTGAACGATCCTAAAAACGTCTTAGTTACCATCGTTGAGCCGTCTTCAACGGACTTCAAACCAGCTACTGTTTCATAGATGTTTTGACCTAAAACGTGGAATGCGTTGTATCCGTAAGGCAGGGGTATTGTGTAATAATCCTTACCGTTGGGTTTCATAATGACTATGTTTCTTTCTTTTACATAGTCTGGGATGTTCATATAGAACGACTTACCGTTGTCATCCTCTTCGCTTTGAGCCTCTGCTAACGCAGCAGCAAGAGCGCCAGCGCCCACCATTGAACCAACAATTCCTTGCTTCAATCTTGAGGCTCTAGGGTCAAACACGTTCATGCCGCGAGCAAAGTTCATAGTGCCTTGAACAGATGCGTTGAAGAACAAGTAAAGGCTGTTAAGTTCAGCGCCCATCATTCCTGACCTATTGAAGTTGACAGTCAGGTTTTTAGCTAAAGAAGCAGCCTGCGCTATGGCTTCATCACGATCCATACCGTTCTCAAGAAACTGATCTCTAGCCGCCTTGAACGACGCAAACCTGACGCCGTTTTCAACAGCAGAGTTGTTGTCCTCTACAAAATCTCTAACATTATTATACCGGCTAAGGAAGTTGCCTTTGATCGTACCCTTTTCCATCTCAATCATATTTTCAATGGTTTTAAGCTGATCTTGAGGCTCTCGACTGTAAAACCAATCTGCCTTGGCACCCGCCTGAATGTACTCTTTATAATCTTGAGCTTCTTTTTCAGTTTGCTTGGGGCTGTTACGAAAGCCCCTATAAAATGCTCTTATGCTTGGCATCGTGTCTTTTACAACACGCTTTACAATCTTTGTATCCTTAGCCTTACCCATCGGCATGGACTGCTCACCAAGAATGTTGTACACGGCAGTTTGTATATCACGGGCAAAGTTACCTACCACAAACTCTGGGTTTAATGAGGTATTCACCGTTGAAAGCATTCTGTTTACTTTCCCCAAAGTGTTGATGATTTTGCTAGAGCTTTGAGCGTCTAGATTCAACAATCCTCTGCGTAGTTGATCGTCTTTGAGATCAATTAAAACTTGTTCACCGTTAATTTTTGTACCAAACAATTCATTGTCTGGAGACATATCCATTCTAGTGGTGAGTTTTTTGACGTAATTTTGTCTTTCTTTCTTTGATATACCCGGAGGTATCTGGCTCTTCTTTTCTCCCGTGGGAAGATAGGTGTAGCTAGTCTCAAAGTATTCTTTGAATCGGGGGCTGTCTTTGTCATATACCACCCAAGCGTCAGGGTTTGGGTTGTTCTTAACTAAGTTGTAAAGCCTTTGCCCCACCTCTGTATTTTTAGTAGCTCTAGCTATAGTTCTCTGGCGATCAGCAATGATTGTCGCAAGAGGGGACTCTGCGGCAGAAGCTCGGCCTCTAGCTCTTTGCCCTTCTCGGCCTTGAGTGCTCATTGTTCCACTAGAGCCAGCGGTCTTGGCATTCATATCAACTGAAACGTCTTCTTCCATAGCCCTGCCCTTGAGCGGGACGTAATACTTATAAAGTTCTGAAAGAGTTTCTTTGTCTACGTCTGTGTACAGACCACCTTCGTAGGCGCGATCTATTGTTTTTTGTACTATGGCATCTGTTTTTGCAGCGACTCTTTGCAGTTGCTTGGCCCTTGTGTTTCCACCAGACCATGTGCCATCTGCATCATTCCAGTCCATGTTGTATTGTTCTTTCATGCGCTGCTTTACATACGCATTAGTAAGAGGTGTGGAAACCCCGTCTACAATAATTGACCCCGCACCAGCGTCAGGGTACGACTTGTTTATCTGGGCTATTCTTTTATTTCGCTCAAGTGCATGGCGCAAAACCAAGAAATCATCAAACTCCTTTCTCGCTTCTTGAGTGGTGCGCTCTGTGTTCATAGCGACCAAATCTTCAATGATTGGCGTTACCTCTTCTCGGTCAAAAACGCGACCTTCTTCGCCTACCTTGCCAGCTACGGACTCTTCACCTTGATAGGCCGACTCTAAAGAAGATATAGGGCGTAACCCTGCGGCCTCTCGCCCTTTGTTTATTGCGTTCTCAATGTTCTTGAGGCCGATAAGCTTGTCAGCAACTTGGAATAAAACTTTGTCTTTTAGTTTTACTGTGGGCGCTTCAAACGCGCTGAAACTGTTGTCAGGCAAGCCCGTTGCAGCCCTGTCAGTTATTGCAGGGGCAACTGTTTCATCAAAAATTGCTTGAGAGGTTTCGTCGGGAACGGCTTGGCGCAGAGATACAACATCTCTTACCGCCTTGTTTGCTTGAAGTTCGGCGTCTTGATTTGCCTTGCGGTTGCTTGCCTCTATAGATGATTCAGTAGCAGCCATGTTCGGCTGATCAGGCAGCGGGGCAGGAGTGGCTTGTTGTGCGGGGATAGTAGGTTCTGGTACTGGAGTTATTTCTTCAAGGGGTTTGATTCTGGAAACAACATCGCCCGTTTCGTTAAGAACGCCTTGATCTTTTAACTCAGTTACAATCTTGTCTACTTTGTCATTTGTTACTTGATCATCAGCAAGCAAGCCAGAAGCTTCGCGTATTCTTTCAACGCTCGCGTCACCAGTATCAACAACAGCCTGCTTTGCGGCGTTATACTGCTGGCGGGTAAATTTCTTTAGGTTAAAAAAGTTCTTAGGCAGCTTAGTCGGCTGTTCAAACTTGGGGAGAGCGCGAAGATGATAGTAAAAAAGCTCACGTTCAGGCTTGCTCATCTTAGCAACCGTGGACTTCCCAGAGAATGCCTTGGCAATTGCTTGCACTTCTCTTGAATTAACCTTTGCGTCTATGTTTTTCGCGTCCAAAAGCTTTTGAATTGAAGCGGTTGCGCTTTCATCTAGGTTGGCAAGATCCTTTGGCACTGGTGCTACGCCAGTAAGACTGTTCTGTTTTTGTGCGTAATTAAGGGCTTCTCTTCTGCTCTTAAAAGGAACCTTGTATTGGTCGCTTACTTTAAGCCCTTCCTTCCTCAAGTCGGCGCGTTCTTTCTCTGTAGATGGCCTACCAGTTACTTGCTCGCCAGCACTTGTCTCTACAGCGTAGCTAACTTCGCCTTTTTTGTTCCTTAAAGTAACAGGTCTATAGACTTCGGACTCAGTTCTAGCTTTAACAGATATACCAACCAAGTCTTGCATTTGATCAGGCGAAAGAACTTGAGAGGCTTCCTCAAAAGTAAACGAGTCAACTTCAGGAAGACCCTGCTCTGCACGTTTTACATTTAAGAGTATTGATGCTGGTGTTTCTTCCTTTGACAAGAAGCTTTTACCCGTGACCTCTTCTAGCTTTCCGGGCTGATCTAAAAGTTCTTTTAGAGTAGAAAGTTCAGGAAATGATTTAATATTTCCGTCAGCGTCTTGAACAAGATAAGTTGTGCCAGCAGCCTCGTTGACGGCGGCAGCAGTGAAGGTGTGCGCTTCTGGCTCCATCACCCTCTTGTGTACTACAAGAAGCTTTTCAGCTTGTTCTGGAGTGTAGCTATCTGAAGATATGTCCATAGCGTCAACAGCTTGTTGAACTATGTTGTTTGAAATTACTTTTTTGTTTAGCCCGTCCATCAGGGTTACTGACTGAGCTTTGTTTACTGGTACGCCGTAAGCTTTACCGGAGGTTGTCTCGACTACTTGGAAGAGCGGTTCCGCTTGATCTTCAACAATCTCTTCTCCAGCCCTTTGCGCTTCGGCTCTTCTTCTTAAATCCTCTATTTGCTGCTCTGGCGTCAACAACTCTGATGGAGATACTTCTCTTAACTCAAACTTGGCGCTAGTGGGGAAGTAGGCACCCATGCGCTCCTGTATAGTCTCTGAGTAGTCTTTACCCCTAACTGGGCGAACACCCTCTGGATCGGCTTCAGCAGCCCTTCTCTGGCGTATTTCGGCTTCTTTTGCAGCAAGAATTTCTGCGTCAACAACCTCTTGCTGAGCCTCTAAAGCGAAAGCCTCAAGCTCAGCAGCATCACGTTCTAGCCCTGCTCTTGTTTGAGCTTCAGCGGCTTGAGACGCAGCTATTGATGACGTGACATAATCATCAAGCTCTTGTTGTATGGCCTGTTCTTCAGCAATTCCCGCCCTAAAGCTTTCTAAGTCTCTTGCCTCTTGAGCAGCCTGCTCTTGATCTTTAGCTTCTTGAGAAGCTTCAGCTATTTTTGCTCTTCTGCCAGCGGCAGATGTGAGAACAAGATCAGCTAATGCTCCAACGGCACCACCTACGGTTAAATCATCCATAAATGACTGACCAACAGGCAGGTTTTCGTTGTATAGACCTTTTTCAATAAAATCTTGAGTTAGACCTGCTACAGACTCCTGTACGGCTTCGGTAGATCCCGACTTTAACGCGCTCTTTACGCGATCAAGAGCCTCTCTTTTTATAGTGCCATCGGCAACTTTGTCAAAGCGACGAAACAGCATCAAAGGTAATGCCATCTCGGACAGACCAACAGCGGTGCCAAAAACTATTGCAGAATCTTCTGTTGCTTGGCTTACGTCCAAACCCGCATCTTTAGCAGCTTGTATTCTTTGAGCTTGATCACCAGCACCAGCACCACCTGCTAACGCAGCAGTGCCTCCATACTCTATAGCCTTAATAGGTTTACCTGCTGCACCAGCAACGCGAGCAAGAACGCCGGGAGTCAAGAAGGTGGCTAGTGATCCAACGCCTTCACCAAGCTTTGTAGTCCATGCGTCTTGATATAATTCATCGGCACCAAGAAAGCTTTCGTTTATAGCTTTGCGGCCATCACGGGCCAATCGGACAAGCTCGTTTTCTTCGCCACTGTCTATTAGATCATCTAGACCAACAGCGTTAGTTGCAGCGTCTGCTAACTCAGCAATACCTTCAGCGGATGACAAGAAGCCAGAAGCAAAACCACGGGGAACCGCTTTGGCAAACTCACCCACAGACCCTAGTACGGTTGTCTCTTCTTCTGGTTCAGGAGCCTCAATGACAGGCGCAACAACAGGATCTCTGTACGCAGAAAAAATCTCATCAAGCTCAAGTTCTGACGGAGGAACGACTCCCTCTAAATCTAAAACTTTCCCAGATACAGGGTCTTCAACTCTATAAACGGGCATCTAGTCTGCAACTTCAGTTACTTTGTATTTTGATTGGCTTGTGAAATACGGGCGGAATTGATTCATCAATTTTGTTCTCAATTCGTCCCGCTTAATTTCTCTTTGGTCTGGATCAATGATCGCCTCAAGCATAGCCCTGTTGGTGTAGTTATCCAAAGTTTCCTCCACCAACTCAATCATGGCTTGCTGGTTTGTAGCTTGCTGTCTTCCCTCGCTTTCAACACGCGCCGCCTCAAGCTTCTTATCTAAGAGGGCTTGATCATTCACGAAACCTTGTGCAAGCTGATATTTAATTCGCTCAAGTTGAGCGGCACGATCCGCTCCGCTTTGACCAGCAGTAAATTGTCTTGCGGCAACTTTATCAGCCATCTGAGCAGCAAACTGACTTGCAGCAGTATTCACCGACTCTTGATAACGCTCTTCTTCTTTAGCCTTAGTCATTTCCTCTAAGGTCAAGCCTTCCGCTCTTTGTCTAGCAGCTTCAGCCATCTCTCTGCCAGAACGCTGTTCTGCTCTAGCTTCAGCACCAACTCTAGCCTTGAGATCGGCAGCGGTTCTGCCTGCCCTAGATAGTCCACCAGCAAAATCACCGCCAGCTATGCCAGAGCCAAGCTCAATCAGAGCATTGGCAAGCATGTCTTTCTTCGCGTCAGCCTGAAGCTCTGAAGCCCTTGTTGCTGCTTCGGTTTCATACTGAGTGGCTCTAGTGTTGGCTCTTTTAATCATGGCTTCATAGGCCGATACAGCTTGATTCTTATTGCCAAGAGCAGCCGCAACTTGAGCTTGCGCTGTTGCTAATGGATCAGCTTTTGCGGCGTCTTCTTGCGCTGCGTTGCTGCCAGCTATTTGCGCTGCATCTTGTGGTTGAACCTTTGGCGCTGCCGCTGCCGCAGTAAACTGAGGATCTCTAAACATATCCTTCAGGTCTTGTTCTGGGTCAACAGGCGGGAACTCGTCAAACATCGGATCGTCAAGGTAGCTTGTGTCTGCTGGGCCGGAAGCTGGGCCAGACCCTTCTCCTTCAATTCCTTCAAGATCTTCAATCATTTTTAGATATGATCTAGGTGATTCAGCCGCAGAGAGCATGGCAAATTTATCAGGGTTTTCTTGAGCAAATTGAGCAAGCCGGACTCGGTTTGCTTCTTCACCAAACCCACTATCTAAGCCAGCGTCAAAATACTCTCGCTCAAAACCTGTAAGCCCTGTTGCTCTTTCGGCAAGCTCAGGATCAAACATAGCGGTTTCTCTAGGTGGGCCTTGCCTAGAAAGGCCACCTGTGGCGGTTGGTGTGTATCCTTGAGCTAACAGAGCCTCGTACTCGGAGATTGGCATACCGACTAACTCGCCACTGTATATTGTCTCCAACTCTCCGGGTCTTTGTTGAGTTAATCCACTATACAAAGAAGCGGTTGCCTCTCTGCCTGCATCCGTCAATCTTGGCCCACGATCCGCCATACCAAAGCGTCGTTCTGTTGTTATATACGGCACTTGCTGGCCTGTATTCATGTTTACAACGCCGCCAGCGTACATGCCTTGAGGTGGCATTTGAGGAGGCATAGGCGCTCCTTGAGGCATCTGTTGAGGCACACCCATAGCCTGCTGCATCTGAGGCGGTGGAGGTGCCAAACTAGCAATACCTTGCTGAACGATCTGATCCTTAACAGTGCCTTGAGGCTGTTGTTGAGACTCAAATCGCTTTCTCATGTTTGATCGGCGCTGTATCTCGCTAACTACCAAAAATTGAGGATAGCGACCATCGGGGCGTTGAGCCATCTGCTGCAAAGCTTGGTCAGGCATACCTTTGACATCATCTTCAGCCTGAATAATATTTTGCATAATTAAGTACCTAACGCTTTATAAAGCCCAACACCACCTATACCCGCGCCAAGAAGCTGCTGACCAGTTGAGGGCTGTACGCCATAACTCGCCATAGTGCTACCGGGGGTAACAGGTAAGCCTTGGAGCATGTTGCTAAAGAATCCAATCTGCTCTCTTGGGAATGCTTGCTGACGCAAGAAGTCTTGATAACCCATGTCAAGGCTACGCTGATCCATACCACGCTGAATCTCGCCAGCAGCTTGTAGGTTGCGAAGCCTATCAAACGCCATTGCTTGCTCTTGACCACCAAGAGAAGACAGCAATCTTGCAGCATCTAAAGCTTGCCCTCGACCAGCCTGATCAGCTTGTAATCCTGCTAATCCCAGTTGCGCTCTGTCTTGTGCAGACCTGACGTTAAACTCTCTAGCAGCCATTGCCGCTTGGTTTTGAGCCTGATCCATGCGCTCTTGAGTCTCAGCAGCAGACAGCCCTAGCTGTGCCG